TCCCGCGTCAGGTACTCGGGCGCGCTCTCATCGCACCCAGCCGGGTGGTAGATGGTGTTGCGCGTCTCAATGATCGGTCCGCGCGACAGTTCCATGAATCGCTGCACCGGGCTGGTGAGGATCCACTGGTGATTGACTTCCAGGTTCGGATGGTCAAGCGGGATCAGTCGCGCGGCATTGCCTACGCTCAATGGGCGGGCTAGATCAATGTATCGGACGCGCGGTTTCATACGCCACTGCCTGCCAGGAACCGGCCGCGCGCCAGCAACAGCGCCGCGTGCATCAGAGTTAACTCCAGCACGTATCCGCGCATGTCGGATTCGAGGTTAAACATGCCCAGCTTGCGTAGCTGTGCGGCCTCACCTTCCAACACATCAGCGGCCGTGCGCAGCGCGTCAATGTTGGCGTCTGTGGCTTCGATCTGCACCGTTGGCACGGTCCGGCCGCGATAGGTTCCCTGCGCTGTGCCACAGCTAGGGCATTGCGTATCGCCACAATCGCAACGCGCGCTCATTTCGGCACCAGCCAAAAGACTGCGCCGATAGTCGCCACAACCAGCGTGATTATCGGAAACGTGGCCAGTCCGACAGCGAACATCAGACCGATGATAAAGGCAGTTGGACCATTCATGTTGCTTAACTCCTATTGTGCCAGTGGATCGGTTGTGGCGTCACGCTTCTCGCGCGTCGCCTTGTGTTCGCGCTGCGCGCGTTCGTGCAGTTCCTGGGTTTCTGCGGCATGCCGTTGGCATAGCCGCACCCATGCGGACTCCGTGCACTTGCATCCGCATTCGAGTGTGCGCGTTTTCATGTTAGTAATCCTCCGCTTCTTTGCGGGTGATGAAAAAGTGTATGCCGTGCGAGCAATCAACGCGCGGGTCCGGATCGAACTTGTCAGGCTTTATCCAACCGGGCGCGTAGACCATGCCGTTATGCTTCGCCTTGCCCGAACCTTCAACCACTAGCGCAAATTCCGCGCGGCATTTGCGAGAACCGTACGCATTCACGCGCTTAGCTTCGGGCGGGATGCGCAGCGTTGCGATTGAGCCGTCCGCCAGTTTCTTGTATCCAACCAATTCCCCAGCAGGCAGGATGCACTGCTGTTCTAACCCTTTCGCGCCGCTCAGGTTCGCGCCGCTCAGGTCCGCGCCTCTCAGGTCCGCGCCTCTCAGGTCCGCGTTGCTCAGGTCCGCGTCTCTCAGGTCCGCGTCTCTCAGGTTCGCGCCTCTCAGGTTCGCGCGGCTCAGGTCCGCGCCTCTCAGGCTCGCGCCGCTCAGGTTCGCGCCGCTCAGGTTCGCATCTCTCAGGTCCGCGCCGCTCAGACTCGCGCCTCTCAGGCTCGCGCAGCTCAGGTACGCGCCGTTCAGGTACGCGCCGCTCAGGTCCGCGCCGCTCAGGTTCGCATCTCTCAGGTCCGCGCCGCTCAGGTTCGCGCCGCTCAGGTCCGCGCCGCTCAGGTTCGCACCGCTCAGGTACGCGCCGTTCAGGTACGCGCCGCTCAGGTTCGCCCAACTCAGCGTATCCAGTTCAATCGGCGCCTTGTTTGCCCAATTCAAAAATGTAATTTTCATCGGCGCACCACAATGACGGTATGACCGCGCGCACGCATGCGCCGTGCTAAGGCGAGTGCGGCATTCATGTAGTGCCAGTGTGAACGTTTCACGCCCCAATAGACGCAAAATCCTGGCGTGTACCCTGTTTGCAGTTTCATGATTGCACCACAAGAAAGCCTGTCGTGCGGCCTTTGCGATCGCCCGTTAACTTGACCGTGAGACCAATCAATTTGGCTATGCCAATCATGCACGATAGGCCACACGCACCATCAAGGCTAATCTTGCCCGTATCATCGTTGCGGCTCATACCGTAGATAGGCTCGAAGTCAATTGGCACGCCGGTGTTAGGCGGATTGTGCCGTAGCTGGCCGGTCTTGTAACCGCTCGTCTTACTGTACCAGCTATGGGCACGCGCGCCGATAGCGCGCAATTCCGTCTGATACGTAGCTTCCAACCATTCACCGAATACGGTGCCTGTCATGGCGTATCCGCTGCCACATGTGCGGTAGCGTTTGCCGTTTTCATCGATCAATGTCACCAACGTATAGCCGTAGGTGTTTTGACCGCGGCTAGTGCCGAATCTCAATTGCAGACTGTGCGCATTCATAGTGCTAACTCCAGTTGTGGGTGCTGATGGTCGCGCATCAGTTCGAACAGACGCGCGGCCTTTTCCTTTTGACTGACATTCGCGACGCAATCATGGCGCGTGTCGGTGGCAAAGTCTCGCGGGATATAAACTCCGCGCGCATCGGACAAGTACAGTAATGAGCTGTTCGGTATTGGCATATCCATAGTCATTTACTCCGTGTCAGTGTGCTTAGCAGCGCGACGAACGCGCCGAACAGTGTGGCCATGGCTAACAACGTAAGAAAGGCGATTGCAGCGTACACTGTGACCATGGCCGCAAGGCTAGCAGATGCTACGATGTTGCGCGCAAGTATTTGGGCGGCGTAGTGGATCATAGCGGGATACGTTCCACGGCGTAAACCGCATCAGGTTGAACCCAATTCGTGAATGAGCCTACTTGCAACACTGGCACGCCGGCCAACGAATAACCGCAAGTTAGCAGTTCACCGCTGCGTCGATCGCCATTAGCCTCTCGGTATCGAATCAGCGTGCAATGGTCGTCGCTGTCGTACTGATTCGCCAATTCGGCTATCCGTTCCACGGTGTACGCGCTCATTTGCGCACCGTGCCAGCATAGGCGATATACGCGGCCTCTGTGTCCGGCATGATTGCCTGCAACGCACTATCAATGTGCATGTCATTCAGGTACCGGTACAATGGCGTTGTCGGGTACTGACTGGCGTGCAATGTGTCCCAGCGTAGGCGCATACCGGACAATCCACGAGCGCGGTACTCCGCAATGACTTGTGGCCATGTGTCGCGCTGCATCACGCGCTCGATACACTGGCGCATATCCGCCAGGTGTTGCGGCTCAATCTTGAGCGCACTCATTTGCGAATCCTCCGCGCCACGGTAGCGCTATATTGAATGTAGGCAATCTCGCACGCATGTCGCGCCGGTCTAGGCGCATGCAAGCATGCAACGAATAGGGCCGCAGTCTTATCTGTGCCGGCGGGCAGCGTGCACGCGCCAGCGTTCATGACGAGCGCTAGCAGCGCTGCCACCATGAACCCTGCAAGGCCCCATGCGCGGGCGCTCATGGCGACACCATAAACGTGTAACGCTGGCAGTCCGCGCCTAGCGGCATAATGTGATAGGCGTCGTGGACGTGCATGAATCCGGCATCCTCACAATCTACCGGGCATCCGTACTGTTCCTGAAAGGCATCGGCCGCCGCAATGTCGGTATCATCTGTGCCGGATGCGTCGCCGTTAATCAGGTAGCTGGCCCATGCACTAGGCGCCGTGCGCGTAAAGGTATTCATGATTGCACCGTGAGGCGCGTTAGCGCACCGCGCCGGCCTTGACCCGGTACACGGTCAACTGTCGCGGCCTGCGAGGATTTTAGCGCGGCGACTAAATGCCAGTTGAACTTCCGCGCTTTTTCCACGTGCCATTGCCGCTCGTAGGGTGTGGTCGCGCGACGCGCACGGCGCAATGACATGGTGCGCTCGAATCGCGCCCATTTAACTGCGGGATTCTTAGCCGCGCTCATGGTGTGTAGGCTTTTCGGTATCATGTTCGCTGTCCTCCGGCCGCACCATGCGGCCTTTGGCTAAGAAGTAGCAAGGCACGTGCCAACTGCTAACCTATTGATTGCATTGGGCAGGTAGGGCAATGCAGTAGCCGCAGAACGTCACAAACTGACGTGATTTGCGGCAGAATGTGACGCAAATTGTCACATGCGTTACGCATACGGCTGGAAGCGTTGCAAAGCTGGGGCAGTCGGCTGTGGGCCATCCCCGTTCGGCTGTGAGCTGGAAACTTGCAACACTGCGACAGTTTGCTACAGCTTGCTACACCCTTTTCAAGTCCAGCCGTTAGCGGTGATCCTGAGCTACAACTTACCCTCAAAATACTGTTACTAAGTGTTGCAAGTGTTGCACCTATAGCTGGTTCAATAGCTTACAGCGCAACGCTTCGTGCAACGCTTGTGGTTTGCAACGCTTCCAGGTGCCAGCTAAAAGCCGGTCGCAACCATGCAACGCTTGCAACGCTTCCGCATCGCAACAATCAATGATCTTACATAGTGCAGACAGCTGTGAGCTGTGAGCTGGGAGGGCCATGACATAAAACTTTCGGCTGAAGGGGAGGGCCAGGGGCTTTGAATTCGACCCCACCCCAGGGCCCGGTTTCCACAGAGCTGCCGGCCGGTGAGAGACAGCGTAGCGACCACCTTTGCTTGAGCAAACAGCCCACAGCCTAAAGCCCTCTGATTTTTGCCCACAGCCTAAAGCCCTCTGATTTTTGCCCACCCCCTATAACTGATTCGCTATAGGCCCCCACCCTTGATTTCGACCCACCCCCGGCCTACACTACCGGCTGTCCACCCACCATGATCAACAGCAGGAGACCGCCATGTTCACCGTAAAATTTTTGAAGCACACCCCGAACACCGATAGCGCCGCGAGCCGGCCGCTCAGCACCGAGCACGTCTGCATTCGCCAGGCACGATCGGTCCACGCCTCGTTAGTCGACGGTGGGAAGACCATCGTTCAGCTCGGCGATGCGCCGAACGAGACCGAGGAATTGACTATCGGGCCGGATGACTATAGCGTGGCCTACGTGATGAATGAATCTGGCCGCACCGTTGAAACCTTCCGTTAGGAGAATTCCATGAGCACCCCACCCACCCAAGTCCAGTCCGCCGTTGCCGCCACCGAGGCCGCCGCTGCCACCGCCAAGGCCGAAGTGTCATTCGTTCGCGCTAATTGGGGCAAGCTGTCCGCCGTCGTGGTTGCAGCCTTCGTGCTCGGTTTCATCGCCGCCCACATCATCTAGCCCATGGCTTCCGTTCTGGCCGACACCCTCGCCCGCGAGCACACGGCTGAGGCTGTGGGCCGGATCGTGGATGTCATGCGCGATGAGTTTTCCAAGCCCGGCGAAGTGCTGGCCGCCGCCCAGGCGTTGCTCGATCGTGGGCACGGCAAGCCCTCTCAAATGGTGATCACCATGCCGGCTGAGCCCAAAGCCGCAGACCGATTGGCCACCATGTCGGATGCCGATTTGCTGGCGGCTATCGGCGCGGCGCGCATTGCCCGGCAGCGCGCCCTGCCGGCGATTGAGTCCACTGTCGCGGAGCCGGATGAGCTGGCGCAATGAACGAGCTGTCGATCGAGCAGGCGGCCGCTGAGTTATTGCGGCGCACACGTGCGCGCACTTCGTTGGCGGAGTTCGCGCTCGCCCTGGACATACCTGGAGTGCCAGTGCGTGCGACTGACCCTGCGTGCGAAGTGTTCAAACCGATCGAGAGCCGCATCGCGCTTCACCACTTAGTGATGCTGTCGGCTATCCAAAAATGTGTGGAGACGCCGGGCGGTCGGCTCATGCTATTCTTCCCGCCGGGTTCTGCTAAGAGCACGTATGCTTCTGTCGTTGCCCCAGCATGGGCAATGGGCCGTTGGCCGGGGCACCGCATCATCCTGACCAGCTACGCCAGCGACATCGCGACGAAACAGAGTCGCAAGTGCCGCGCCTTGTGCAGTCAGCCCAGCTACTCGACGATCTTCCCGCAGCGCCCAACGTTGCAGACCGATCAGCGCGCCGCGGATGAGTGGCGGCTGACGAACGCGAGTGAATTCATGTCCGGCGGCTTATTGGCTGGCCTGACCGGCAATCGCGCGAACGGCGTAATCATCGACGATCCCATATCGAATCGCGAGGCGGCCGACTCACCAACAATTTGCCAAAAGGTTTACGACGAGTACATCAACACAGCACTGACCCGGTTGCTGCCCGGCGGCTACTGCATTCTGGTTCAAACCCGCTGGTCGGAAAATGATCTGGCTGGCAACATCCTGCCACTAGATTACAAAGGCCAAAGCGGCAACGTGCTGTGTCAGGATGGCAAGGTGTGGCATGTGCTCAACTGCCCAGCCAAGGCCGAACATGAGGACGACCCGCTTGGCCGCGAGCTTGGCCAGTATCTATGGCCCGAGTGGTTTCCCAAGGACCACTGGGCTAACTGGGAACTGAACCCCCGCGCCGCGCGCACATGGTCGGCCCTCTACCAGCAGCGCCCCTCGCCCGACACCGGACTGCAGTTCAAGCGCGCCGATGCCCGCTGGTACGATCCGCGCAAGACCCAGGGCGAGGACGACGGTCTGCCCCAGCTTCTTCGCAAGCACGGGGCGTCGGACTACGCCGTGACCCCGGACGGCGGGGATTTCACCGAACACGGGATTAGTGGCATCGACCACCGGAATCGGCTATACATCGTGGACTGGTGGAGCGGGCAGAAAGAGTCGGACAAATCGATCGCCGCCTTCATCGCCATGGTGCGCAAGCACCCGGGGCTGTCCAAGTGGTTCAACGAAGGCGGGGTGATCGACAAGGCGATCGGACCTGCCATCCGGCGCGCAATGCGCGAGGCTGATGCTTATGTCACCATCGAAACCCTGCCTAGCGTGCAGAACAAAGCGATCCGTCTTGAGTCTTTCCACGCTCGATGGGCAGCCGGTCAGGTGTACCTGCCCATCAACACCCCTTGGGCTCAGCGACTCGTGGATCAACTCGTGGCTTTTCCCGCAGGCAAGCACGACGACGCCGCCGACGTGTGCGGACTCTTTGGTAGAGCAATAGACCAGATGGGCACGATTTCCCTTCCAGTTGCTAAGCTGCCCGATTACCTGATACCCTTCACGGCGAAATGGATCGAGTGGAAGGACGAGGCTGAAACGCTCAAGGTCCGCTACACATCACGCTGAGGAAACTCCCATGACCACCGACGCTTACCGCACCACTCCTGTCGAGCTGCCCTCACTGGTCAGCAATATCGCCGGCACCCCCACTCCCGAAGTCGCCCCCACAGTTTCATTCGGCACCGGATCACCGGAAGCGGTAGTCACCGCGCCGGTCGGTTCGATTTATCTGAACACCGGCGGCCCGACGCTCTACGTGAAAGCAAGCGGCGCTGACGACATGGGCTGGAGCGTGGCGATTGCGGTCGCACCGATCGCCCTCACGAGCCTTGCCAACCAGGCAACGCACACGCTGCTCGGTAACACCACTGGTGGATCGGCCCCGCCGACCGCACTCACATATGCCGCAGTCAAGACCGCGCTCGCCATTGCCTACACGGACGTTTCCGGCATTTCCACGGTCGGTCACACCGGCGCGTACTCCGATCTGACCGGCTCACCGACGCTGCTCAACTACGTCGGCACGGGCACACCGGAAGGTACCGTGACGGCCGCGGTCGGTTCGAACTACATCGACATAGCGGTTACGGCTGTGCCGGTGCGGTATTGCAAGACAACCGGCTCAGGGAATACCGGTTGGGTTCAGGCGTAATAGCCCATGATGAACGCAGCGGATGTGAGCACGGGTGCTGAGCCTGCCGATGCGAAGGCGGTCGGCGACTACGTGGCTCCGACAAAACCGCCCGATGAGGACGAGGAAAAAGTCGAGAACGTCGTCAAGGCGCTCTGGAAAGAGTACTCGGAAGCGCACGAATTCGACAAGAACGCCCGGCGCCAGTATGCGACCGACCGGCGCTACGCGGCGGGCACGACCGATCTGACGTGGGCGGTGAAGGCGAACCTGATCGGCTCATTCATCGACATCCTCTGCTCCACCCTTTACGCCCGGGACCCGGACGTGTCGGCCCGCAAGGCCCAGCAGGTCGAGGAATCGGGCACAGCGAAGACGGAGCTGTTCGCCAAGACGGTCGAGCTGGTCGTTTCCCGCCTCTGGAAAGACGGCCGGTTGAAAAAGGCCGCGCGCAAAGTCGTGCGCTCTACCCTCACCGTGGGTGTGGGCTGGATCAAAGCCATTCTCGTCACCGACAAGATTCCCCAACCCGAGATTGAAAGCGCGCTGAACGATGCGCGCGCCACCGCCGATCGCCTGGCCGCCGCCAAGTTCGAAGTGACCGACCCGGAGGCCAGTTACTCGGATGAGGAAATGGATACGAAGAAGGCCGAGATCGCCAATCTTGAAGCCACGCTGCAGGACAAGATCGAAAAGAGCGTCCGCAAGTTCCTCGCCCTCGATTTCGTGCCCGCGCAGCAGATGCAGGTCTCGCTCGATGTCGCCTGCACCGAGGACTATCTGGACGCGAATTGGGTGGCGAACCACATTTTCATCCCGACCGATGATCTGAAGGCCCAATTCAAGCAGCTCAAGGACGAGGAAATAAAGTCGGCGAAGAAGTATTACCAGAAGCGCCCGAAGGCGAACGATCGGAACGATGAAGACCTGATCACCCCGGTCGGCTCGATCACCGCGGAGAGCGCGGATACGTACACGGCTGATAATTCCGGTGAGCAGACCGCATCCTACGCCAAGGTCGTCGAGATTTGGGACCGGCGCGACATGCACATCAAGACGATCGTCGAAGGGATCAAGGTTTGGGCGAAACCGCCCTACGTCCCGCCCTATTCGGCGAGCCGCTTCTACCCGTATTTCCGCGTCGCCTTCTACGAAGTCGATGACATGCGCCACCCGCAGTCCCTTTCCTTCCGGCTCGCATCGCTCATGGACGAGTACAACTGCAGCCGATCGAATTTCCGCCTCACGCGCGAGCGCTCGATCCCGGGCGTGGTGTTCAATTCGACCCAGCTCTCCGATGATGAGGCGAGCAAACTGGCCGGCAGCAAACAGCAGGAATTGATCGGGATAAAGCCGCTCCAGCCCGAGACGCCGATCGGAAATCTTTTCGGGCCGAAGCCGATCGGCACGTTCGATCCGCGCATCTACGACAATCAGCCGATTCTGGCCGACATGGATCGAATCAGCGGCGTGCAGCAGGCGATGCAGCAGGCCGCCGCGAGTGCGCAACCGAAAACCGCCACGGAAGCGAGCATCGAACAGGCTGGCGCGGCGAGCCGCACCGGGACCGATCGGGACCTTCTGGAGACGATGCTGAGCGATCTGGCGCAGTACACGACCGAGTGCGCGCTGCAGTGTTTGACGACGCAGGACGCCCAGCGCATCGCCGGGCCAGCCGCGTTCTGGCCACACGGCATGGATATTCAAGACCTGCTCACGCTGGTCGAAGTGCAGATTGAGGCTGGCACCACGGGCAAGCCCCGCAACGCCGGCGAGACGGCCACCTGGGTCCAAGTGCTGCCGATGATCAAGGAAACGATTGGCCACGTCCAACAGGCGCTCGCGACCGGTAACAAGCCGCTTGCCAATGCTCTCATGGCGTTGATCCGCGAGACGATGACCCGCTTCGGCGACACGAGCGACATCGATCGGTTCATCCCGATGCAGCCCCCGCCGGTTCCGCAGGGTCCGCCGCCGCCGCAAGTCAAGGTCTCACTCGTCGGCGATCTGTCGCCGGCGACCGCGCAACTGCTCAGCGGCGCACCGCCGCCGGCGCCGCCCGGAATGCCGCCCGGTGGACCGCCCGGCCCTGGCGGCCCGCCCGGAATGCCGCCCGGTGGACCGCCCGGCCCTGGCGGCCCGCCCGGAATGCCTGCCCCCGGTATGCCTCCTGGCGTACTCTCCCCCGTACCGGCAGAAAATGGGCCTTCCGGGGGCGGGCTCGATGCAAGTCACAATCCATCATTGACGCACAACCCCGCGTTAACGTTGGACCACACGCACGCGCCCGAGCATCACGTTGACAACAGCATCCACCTTCATATAAAACCAGCGGAGAAGACCAATGGCTGACGAGAACACGCCGAGTTTGCTTGACACCGTAAGTGCAGCGATCGCGGAAGCCACACCGAGTACCCAAACCGAGAACAATAATGGGGATTCTACGACTGCTGATGAATCTGCCGCTGATACTGGTGCGGACACTGAAACTACTGCTGGCGCTGATGGCGCTGGCGATAGTGTGGACGCTGGCGATAGCGAAAGTGGCGATCTGGCTGGTGGCGATGGCACTACAACTGCTGGCGCTGAAGCTGATGGAGAAGGTGAAGTCGACGAAACCGACCCCGAAGCCGTAAAAGCGGCCGAAGCTGCTGGTCGCACGCGCGATCCGGTCACGGGCAAGTTCACCAAAGCCGAAAAGAAGGAGCCGAGCGCCGAAGAAAAGGCCGCGGCTGAGGCGAAGAAGACCGCGGACGCCGAAGCGGCCAAATTGGCCGGAAAAAAGGCCCCGGACGCCATCAACGACCCGATTCCGAAGGATTTGAAGAAGGTCACGGCCGAGCGAATCCGCACCCTGATCGATGTGGCCAAGAAAGCGGACGAAAAAGTGGTCGCGGCCACCGAAGAACGCAATTTCCTGCTCAATCGCATCATGCAGTCCACCGCTTCGCCCGAACAGTACAACGAAGCCCTTGAAGCGGTGCGCTTGGTGAACAGCACCGACCCCGCCGATGCCCGAAAGCTCGTCGAATACCTGCGGGCGACCCTCACCGAAGTCTCGCGCCGCGCCGGGATCGTCATTCCGGGCGTCGATGTGCTCTCTCAGCACGCGGACCTGAAGCAGAAGGTCGAGCTGGGCCAGATTTCCCGCAAGGATGCGGAGGAAATGGCCGCGATGCGTAACGCGAATGCGCACACCACGCAGACTCGCGAAGCCGCCGCCGCTAAGGAGCGCGAACAGCAGGCGTTTAACGGCCACAAGGCCGCCGCCATCAGCTCACTGAACACGCTGGAAACACAGTTGCGCGGTGTGGACAAGAATTTCGATGCGAAGAAGGCCGTTCTGGTGCCCTCTCTCAAGCCGATCTTCGCCCAGCTCCACCCGTCCCGCTGGTCGGCGGCGTTCAAGCAGGCGTATGATGCCCTCCCGGCCGCTGCCTACACCCCGCGCCCCGCGCCGGTGCGCACGACAGCAGCCTCGGGCAGCAACCAGCCGCTTCGCGTGCGTCAGCAGGCGGGCGGACAGGCCAAACAGCCCAGCTCACTGCTGGAAGCCGTCAGTGCCGGCATCGCGCAAGCGGGCGGGCGATAGGAGCAGAGCATGAAACTCAAGGACATGGCCGAGCCGAAGTCTGAAGCCCAAATCTCGGGCGGCACGAAGGCGCCCGGCACCGAATTGGACAGCAAGGAAAAAGGCCCGAGCTACCCTTGGGGCTTGAAACTGCAGTTGAACCATGACGTGCTGAAGAAACTCGGTGTGAAAGGCGGATTGAAGGCCGGCTCGCCTGTCCACATCAAAGCCCACGCCCATGTCACGTCGGTTTCGTCCAACCACGAGGAGGGCGGGAAGATGAAGCACACCGCCGAGCTGCAGATTCACCACATGGCGCTCAGCAACGAACCGCAGTCGGCCATGGATGCCGTCGACCAAGGCATCGGCGATGCGGGCGAGGGTTCCAGTGGAGCATATTAGCGGTCTGCTGGGCCTGATCGCGCAGTACCCGGACATCGCCGCGGCGATCCTGGGCATTTTCCTGAGCATGTGCTGCACGCAGTTCGTCAAGATGTTTCTGCCCGACAGCATGCCCACCCCGCGCTACCGGCTGCTGGTCCAGCTCATCGGTTTCGTTTCGGGCTGGGTTTTCACCCACGGCGCGTGGATTCTGTTCGACCCGTCATCCGGGCATTTCGAGCGCCTCTATGCCTCGGCCGGTTGCGGGTTCGCCTCCCCGGCTATCTACTCCATGCTTATCCCATGGTTGACTAGCAAATGGCCGGCGGTCGGTCGCGCACTTTCCGGCCGCCCCGATGCACCGCCCGCGGGCGGCACAGTTGACACCGGTCAAAAACCCTGATTCAATGCGATCCTGACGATTGACCCATCCTGTTCGTGCCGGCTGTATCCGGTCAGGGAAAGCGTGAGAAGTCGAGGCATCGCTGGCCTCAGTCAAAGTCGAAACGGTTACTCGTTTTTACTATAACTGAGGATTTTGCAAAAATGCCCTTCAACACAGAACAACTGGCTTATGCCGGTAATGCCGCGATCAACTACTTCCTGAAGAATGATCCGGTCGACAACATCAACGTGGCCCGCCCGTTGATCAAGCTGCTGATGGAAGGCAAAAAGCCCTACGCCGGCGGCCTCCAGTACGTTGTTGAGCAGCTCCGCTACTCCAACGACAGCAATTTCCAGTCGTACTTCGGCGACGGTCAGGTGACTTACAACCGTAAGCGCACGCTGCAGCAGGCCAAGTACACTTGGGGCAGCTTCCATGACGGATTCGGTCTGAACGAAGACGAGCTGACCCAGAACGGCATCGTAATGACGGACGACAAGAATTCGGTCCCGTCGGATGCCGAGAAAGTGCAGCTCACCAATCTCCTGCAGGAGAACACCGAGACCCTGAAGCTCGGTTTCGAGGAAAACTTCGACATCATGCTGCACCGCGATGGTACGCAGTCGGCCACGGACATCCCGGGCCTCGATGCGCTGATTTCCACGACCCCGACCGTCTCCGCGACGGTTGGCGGCCTTGACCAGAGCGTGTACACCTGGTGGCAGAATTTCGCCAGCCTGAGCATCGCGTCGACGGCAGGTTTGCTCGTCAACACGATGGAATTCTACTGGCGTCAGTGCACCCGCTACGGCGGCGTGGCCCCGGACTACATCCTGTGCGGCGATGCGTTCCTAGATGCGTACCGTACGGACGCCGGTGTGACCGTCAACCGCTTCATCACGTCAGAGGGCCTGCAGAAAGGCGGCGTGACGGTGGATGCGGGCACGGGCAAGGGCGTGAACACGGGCGTGTTCTTCAAGGGCGTCGAGCTGGTGTGGGACCCTGTGTTCAACATCATGGACACCCTGGATGCCCCGAGCACCCCTTGGGCCAAGCGCTGCTACTTCATCAACACGAAGCGCATCAACCTGCGGCCGATTGCCGGCCACTGGATGATCTCTCGCCGGCCGCCCCGCGTGTACGATCGGTACGTGCACTATTGGGCGCTGACGAGCAAGGCTGCGCTGACGACCGGCAAGCGTAACAGCCACGCCGTTCTGTCAATCGCGTAAAAATACGGCAGAGGCGCCCCGAATGCGGGCAACGCCTCTGGTCTGATGGAGAACGATCATGCGCAAACTTCTAGTCGCAACGGCAGTTGACCTCTCGACAAGTGCAAGCACCGCCCCGGTGAACCTGCAGTCGAGCCGCGTCAACCCGCCGATTTTCCTGAATTCTGTCAACGACTTGGTTGACGGCACCAACGCGAGCCCGTGCGTATTCACGGCGGACACGGTTGGCCTGTCGGATGGTACGGCGGTTGTTCTCGGCGGCTCACCGCCGACCGGTTTCACCGCGGGCACCACGTACTACACCGTGTCGTCCGCTCCCGGCTCCAAGACCTTCGAACTGGCGGCCACCGTTGGCGGCGCCGCTATCAATTCGACCGGCTCGGCGAGCGATGTGCCGATGTTCGCCCCGAACGCCAATCTGACGGGCAATCGGTCCGGGCACTACGACGAGGCCGGCATCGCCGGTTTCGCGTTCACTCCGGGCAATACGGTCGTCCTGTCGATCCTTTCGCTGGCCACTCAGTCTGGCACGGTCGTCTCGGTTGAAACCGCCGATGAAGACGCCACGGCCGGCACCCCGGGCACCTATGCCAGTGTTGCCTCGACCACCGGCTCTGCCGGCCTTGAGTTACTTTTCAACATCGTCCTCAAACAGTTCATCCGAGTCACCGTAACCACGGCGACGAGCGAGACTGGTACGGCCGAAATCAACCTTCTCGCATCGTAGGAGCATCACCATGAGTCTCAATGTACTAGCAGTCACCAACGCCTCGATCGATCTGGCTCAGGAGCCACAGGTCGGCGGTGATGTCATTACCGTTCCGGTCACGGCGACCAGCGCCTCACCGGCAGTGTTCACCGCGGCGGCCGATTACTCCCCGACCCTTGGCGATCGTGTCAAGCTCGGTGGCGTGGCGGTCCCGACCGGGTTCACGGCAGGCACACAGTATTATGTCGTGTCACCGTCCGGCAAGACCTTCGAACTGTCGGCCACGTCCGGCGGCTCGGCGATCAACTCGTCCAGCACCGGCACGAGCGTCGAAGCCTACTTGAACTCCAAGGAAATCGCCTCGGGCGTGATCAAGCTGTCGTTCAAGCCCAGCTACACGGTCGTTGTGGCCAACCCGTCGGGCGGCTCGCTGACCTTGCAGGACTCGGACGACAATTCGACGTTCGGCACCCTGGCGGTCTGCGCCACGCCGTACACGACCGTGATCCTTCGCAAGCGCTATATCAAAGTCAGCACTGCTGCTACACTGTACCTGCTTAACAATTAAGTTGAGCGCTACAGGAGCCGACAATGCGATTTGTAACGTTGAAGATCGTTCGCGACACGAACCACTCCCACTCGGGCGAGTATGCCCCGTGGGAAGTTCCGATCCTGGAAGTCATCCACGAGCCCGGCAACGTGCAGGAGTTGGACTCCGTGGTGTACCCGGCGCGCGATCTGCCTGAGTTGAACGAGGAATGGAATCGGCTTGGCACGCGGTACGGCAAGGATGCCGAATCAGGCGTGTTCTACCGCGACACGGCCTACGGGTCGGGTCGAGTGGGAATGGCCGCACTGGAAGCGGCGATCGAAAGAGAGCGGGTCAATTCCCGCGAAACGGCCGGCGTCGACCCTTTGGCGGCGTAATTCGGCCCTTGTCCGAAAAGATGGGACGACAGGGCCGGGTAATGACCGGCCCTGCTTTTTTCTAGGAGTTGTGAAGTGGGAATTCTGACGCAGCCGACTTGGTTTCAAGACAGCAGCTCTGCTTCCCCACCGGCGCAGTGGGAGTCGGTCACGCGCGCCGTCAGCGTCGCACTCCTGCCGTACTACGGCGCCTTCACCGGCTCAATCCAGTACCCACTCGGCACCCCGATTGAATTGTCG